AAAGAAAATCTAACTTTCTATAAAGAAGTACCCACGATGAAAGGCAACTAAATGAGTCTATCAAATAGACTGCGTAAATCAGGAGAAAAAAGGTCAAATAATCAGTACCTTGAACCATTTCTACCTGGTCGTGCTTTGTATGCAACTCCAGCTGGAGTAGATGTAAACTCTGATACTGCAATTCGTATGTCAACAGTTTATGCTTGCGTACGATTATTAGGTGACACTATTAGTTCTCTTCCACTATCTGCTTATGTCCGTCGTGGTCGCTCTAGAATAAATTATGCATCAGTGTACGGTGAATTACCTGCATGGATTAACAAACCAAATCCTGACTCAACTCGCTTAGAGTTCTATGAGCAAGTAATTTCATCTCTAAACCTTCATGGCAATGCATTCATTTTAACCGTACGTGACGATCTGGGCGACGTTCAAGAGCTTTACTGCATAAACCCACTCCAAGTTCGTATTCATCGCCCTGATCCAATGGGTGAAATTGAGTACATAGTTACTATAGGTCAGAATGCACAAGATCCAGTAAATCAGTTCTACGACAATGCACAACCGTTTGATCCGATGTCAGTAAAAACAATGGTTCTAACAAAGAATGAAATGCTACACATTCCTATGTTTAGACTACCTGGACAATTGCTTGGACTTGGCCCGATTGCAGCAGCTCGCATTACTTTAGGTTCTGCTATGGCTGCAGAAGTTTATGCAGCAAGTTACTTTGGAAATGCAGCAAATCCTGGTGGAGTTATTGAATCTCCAGGAGAAATGACTGAAGAACAAGCTGCTGATATTGCTCGCAACTGGAACATGTCACACACAGGACCTTATCGTGCAGGAAAACTTGGCATTTTAACTAGCGGTGCAACATTTAAGCCACTTACTCTAAATGCTGCAGATGCACAACTTCTTGAAGTACGTCGATTTGGTGTAGAAGAAATTGCTAGACTATTTCGCGTACCTGTATCTTTACTTGGTCACCCTGTTGCAGGCGCAATGTCATTTGCATCTGTTGAAGCTCAGAACTTGTCGTTTGTTCAACACTCTTTAAGACCTTTGCTTGAAAGACTAGAACAAGCACTATCACCATTACTGCCTGAATCAGATGGATTTATCAAGTTTAATCTAGATGCTTTACTACGTGGAACGACACTAGAACGTTATGATGCATATACAAAAGGTCTACGCGAAGGCTTCTTAAGTCTAAACGATGTCCGTTATGTAGAAGATCTAGCACCTCTTGGAGAATCTGGAGATCAATACCGAGTTCCATTGCAAAATATTGATGCAGCGGACGCAAAAGATGTTGGTCTAAACCTTCGTGCTGATATTGCAGCCAAGTTAATTCAAGTAGGTTTTGATCCAAAATCAGTAATTGATGCTGTTGGTTTACCTGAAATGAATCACACAGGTTTGCCTTCAAATCAATTGCAACCAATTTCAACAATAGATCCAACGGATCCTAAAGCAGCATACGAGGTGGAGTAGTGTTGAATGAAGAGAAAGACTCAAGGAGCAAAATGAAAAAAATCGAACGACGCACATATACTGTGCAAGATGTTGAAACTCGGGCAGATGACGATGGAAAGCTACGCTTGTCAGGATATGCAGCAAAGTTTGATAGTCCTAGCGTCCCTCTACCATTCATCGAAACAATCGCTCAAGGTGCATTTAGAAAAACATTAACAGAAATACCTGATGTCCGATTACTAGTTAATCATGAAGGACTTCCATTAGCTCGTACTAAAAATGGTACAATGACTCTGACTGAAGATAACATTGGATTAAGATTTGATGCTGAATTAGCAGATACTCAAGAAGCACGAGACCTACATGCTCTTATTGCTAGAGGCGATGTAGATCAAATGAGTTTTGCGTTCCGTGTAATTAGACAAAAGTGGAACGAAGACCGCACTATGCGTGTTTTGACCGAAGTATCATTAGCTGATGGCGATGTTTCAGTAGTTACTTATCCAGCTTATCCAGCCACTTCAGTCGAGGCTCGTGAGCATCTAAAAAATGCTATTACAGCTGTCAAAGAAGGAAGAGAAGTATCTGGAGATTCTTTGCTAGTCTTAAAAAGCATTTTTGAAGATCTAAGTGAAGGTCATGACTATGTAATGAAGTCGGTAGAACTAATGGCTCAGTTACTAGGAAATCAAGAAGTTGAAATTGAAGATGAGATGGAAGATTCTACTTACATGGAAGATGAAGAAGATAAAAACCTCGTAGAAGAAGTTTCTGTACCAAGATCCATATCTCTTCGTTTAGCAAAAGCAATAGTAAACAACACAAAATAATATTCTGTTAGCAAATAGTTAACAGATACCGAAGTCGGAGCGAGACTCACACCCCAAAAGCGCCGTGATGCTTATCGCCACCACCTCGATTAAACTCATAAGGAGCAGAATACAATGTCATACCTTGACAAAGTAATCGAGCGCCGTGATGCAGTTAAGGCAGAAATGGATGCAGTTCTTGAAGCAGTTGCTGAAGAGAACCGTACCGACCTTACTGCAGAGGAGACCGAGAAGGTTGACGCTCTTGTAGAAGAGTCACGTTCACTCGATACAAAAATCGAAAAGCTGAAGACACAGGCTGATGCAGACGCTAAGGCTGCAGAAATCCGTTCAGCAGTTGCACCAGTTGCAACACCAGTAGGTGGCGCTCGCGTTATCTCTGAAGCTCGTACATACACACCTGAAGCAGAAGCATCATTCGTGAAGGATGCGTACAACGCACAATTCAAGAACGATTTTGCTGCACAGGAGCGTCTAGCACGCCACATGCGTGAAGAAAAAGTTGAAAACCGCGCAGTTGCTACTGGCAACTTTGATGGTCTTGTGGTACCACAGTACCTAACAGATCTAGCTGCACCATTTGCACGTGCTGGCCGTCCATTCTTGGATGCTGCCACAAACAAGCATGCGCTACCTGCAAGCGGAATGACACTTAACATCAGCCGCATGACGACAGGTACAACAACTGCAATCCAAGCAACAGAAAACGCAACAGTGTCAAACACTGATGCTGATGACACACTATTGACTATCAATGTGCGTACAGTTGCAGGACAGCAGGACATTTCACGCCAAGCAATCGAGCGCGGTACAGGAATTGATTCATTCATTCTTGCTGACTTGATCCGTTCATGGCACACAACACTAGATAACCAATGCCTAAACGGTGCTGGTACATCAGGAACAGTTCTTGGTCTTGATAACTCTGGTGGAAACGCAATCACTTACACATCTGCATCTCCAACAGTAGCGCTTCTTTATCCAAAGCTCGCTGACGCTGTACAACAGATTCAGACAACTGCATTCCAGCAACCAACACACTGGATCATGCACCCACGCCGCCTAGCTTATTTGCTAGCAGCAGTTGATGGTCAAAACCGTCCACTAGTTGTTCCAAATAACTACGGTCCAATGAATGCACTTGCAGTAGGAGCTGGAGCAGTATCATACGGTAACTCAGGTTACTCATTGATGGGTCTTCCAATCATTACTGATGCAAACGTTGTTACAAACGCAGGTGCTGGTACAAACCAGGACAAGATTTACTGCGTTGCTGCACCTGAAATGCACCTATGGGAGCAAGCAGGATCACCATTTGCATTGAACTTCGATGCAACTAGTGCTGGCAGCTTGACAATCAAGTCTGTTGTTTATGGCTACGCAGCCTTCTCAGCAGGTCGTTACCCAGCAGCTGCCTCAATTATCTCAGGCACCGGTTTGGTAGCTCCAACATTCTAAGCAAAGCTTAGAACAATAGTGTAGAGCCGGTAAGACTCCCCCGACTTATCGGCTCTACACCTTAAAAACGGGGTGATTATGAAATTAAAATTATTTAAGAAAAAGCAAACAGCAACGGCTTTGCCCGATTTAGAACGAGCAATGCAGCCTAAATCAGAGAAAAGGATAACGCATGGCACTAACAAACGCCTATTGCACCCTATCGGATGTCAAGAATGCTCTTGCAATCGAGGACATCAATGATGATCTAGCTATCGAAGCTGCGATTGTTGCTGCATGTAGAATGATTGATGACTACACTGGTAGATTTTTTTATAAAGATGGTACAACACTTGCACCAGTAGTCCGTTATTACACACCAAATGACTGGTGGATCTGTAATACAGATGACTTTATTTCAATTAGTGAAATTGCAACAGATGAAAACTTTGACCGTAGTTATACAACAATATGGACTTCAACAGATTATATGATTGAACCAATCAACAATCCACGCAGAGGTTGGCCATATACTCGCATTTTAGCTATCGATAGATATTTATTTCCACGTCTTTACCCTCAAACAGTACGCGTAACGGGAGTATGGGGATGGTCTGCTGTACCTGCAGAAATCAATTTAGCTGCACGTTTACAAGCATCTAGACTGTTTATACGCAAACAATCTCCATTTGGAGTTGCTGGTTCTGTCGATATGGGAACAGTACGTTTAAGTTCTAGATTAGATCCAGATGTTGAAGCGTTAATCCGTCCACTTAAGAAGTTAAACGGAGTTGCATACTAATGCTACCAAGCAAAGTCCGTGAGGGATTAAAAAACAATTTACAAGAAATAGATGGTCTAAGAGTTTATGATTTAGTCCCTGACGTAATTGTCCCACCATGTGCAATAATTGGTCAATTAGATCTTACATTTGATCTTAACAATGCTCGTGGTTTAGATCAAGCAAACGTAGATGTAATGGTTATTGTCCAGAGATTCTCTGAAAGAACAGGGCAAGACAAACTTGACAAATATCTTTCTGGTTCAGGAGATTATTCAATAAAAGCAGCAATTGAATCAGATCGTACTCTCGGTGGAGAAGTCGATACGCTTAGAGTTACTGCGGCTCAATCAGGAGTTTACCAAGCTGCTGATGTTGAATATTTATCATACAGATACCAAGTAACCATATATGGAGATGGAGCATAATGTCATATACAATAAAGTCCGATAATTTTGTATTCGGAGATAAGAAAAAAGGTGACCAAGTCACTGAAAAAGAATTGCTCGATGCAGGTTGCAACCCAGAAGCGCTAGTCAAGGGTGAACATCTATCAAGTAATACACCAACCAAACCAGTAATAGAAAAAGGAGCGGACGAATAATGGCCCGTTTAGTTCTTACAAACGCATATATCACTATCAATGCAGTCAATCTTTCTGACCACATTGCAAGTGTTACTTTAACAACAAATGACGATGTTGTAGAAACAACCGCATTTGGTTCAACTGCTCGTACACGTGTTGCTGGACTTGGCGATAATTCAGTTGCTATTGAATTTCATCAAGATTATGCAGCAGCTAATGTTGAAGCAACAGTTTATCCACTACTTGGCACCACAACAGCAGTTGTTGTAAAGCCAAATGGTGCAACAACAGCGGCCGATAATCCAGCTTACTCCTTTACAGCTTTGGTTTCAGAATGGACTCCATTAAATGGAGCCGTTGGAGAACTTGCTACTGCATCAGTAACTTGGCCAATTAGTGGTACAATCACCAAATCCTAATCTAACAAGGGGGAAATCATGGACGGTCTTGGAATCAAAGTAAAAACAATTGAAGGCAATGAGACAACTTACAAGTTGACTCCTCGCGTCATTGTTGCATTTGAACAGCAATACGGCAAAGGAATGCCTAAATTGCTTGGAGAAGAACAAAAAATCGAACATGTTTATTGGTTAGCATGGAAGTGCATGCAATCCAATGGCGTCATTGTAAAACCATTTGGTCCAGAATTCTTAGATACAATCGAATCTGCTGAATTGGACTCAGATGATTCTTTCGGATCCACCGAGACAGCTTAACGTATAACGTAGCAGCTATCTCGGTGGAAACTGGTATTTCACCAATAGATCTAATAG